AAAAGTACCCGGTTCCCCGGATAAGCTGCAATCCGAGGTGCCGGATTGCAGCGTTGACGCGGTTGATCGTCACCCGGGCCATGTTAGTTGAACTTGGCTTCTGGATGTCGGCAGCGCGCTTGCGAGCCTCGGCCAGCGCGATCACCGGGACGAAGTCTGAGCGCAGGTCGCTCTCCAGCTCGCTGATGATGCTGGAGAGCCAAGGGCCGAGGTAAGAACCGTTGCCAAGCGCAATGGCGGCTTTGGCGAGGATGGCGATTTCTGCTTCTTTGGTCATATCGATGGATGGTTGATGGTCGGGGGATTGGACCCCGCCCGGGTGCGTTGACTAGATTTCTTCGGCCTTGAAGGATGCCTTTCCCTTTCCACCAATTCCAGTGTGGCCGTCGCGTGCTGCCAAACGGCGCACCTCCTTGATCGCTTCCGCTTTTGTGCTGGCGGTCACTTCGTACGGAAGGCCGTTCTTTTCATCCCAAGCTGGAAACTGAAAGCGGATGGTGACGATGTAGTTTTTCATGGATCGATTTGTTGGTGGTTGCTGCTGACGAGATGAATTCAACCACACCGCCCCGGTCTGTACAACAGGTATTTTTCGATTCTTTTTATTATCTGTCAGCAACTCGCTGCAGATCAGCATTTTGCTACCGAGTATTTTTTTTACTTTTTGCTGCTTCCTGAGCTATTTCGTCGGCCAGAGCCTTCAGTGCGGCAAAGCCTCTCGGCTTAACCTCTGTTGGCTTAATGATTTCCACCAATTCAAACGAGCTGCTCGCCTTTGGCTGCTCCTGCTTTGGCTCCACCTTGCGCACAAAGGAAACTCCTGCAGCTTTGGACTTTGCGACCGCCGCGTAGTATAGCGACCTTGCGTACGACTCCGTCAAATTCAGCCGTTTTGCGATGGTTTTGTACGGAGTCCCGGCAGCCCTGTGCCAGTACACAAACGCCTCTTTTTGTGTCATTTCTGGCAGTTCTCTAGCTTTGCCCTGAGGTACACCACCGCCTTTGCGTAGTGCAGCCTGAGCTTATCGTATTCAACAGCAAGCACAACTGACTTGCCTGACTGCTGGAATCTCTCAGCGTCCGGGACGTCTTCTGCGTTCGATTTCAACTCGAGGTCTTCAAACTCTTTGAGCAGCCGCTGCGTCTTTTGTGAAAGCGCCTCGTTCTGAAGCTTTAGCATAACGATTTCGTTGTTCATCGCGGCAATGCAGTGCTCTTGGTTCTTGAGCATGACTTCAAACGATATCTTCTGCTCAAATTGTTGTGATGTAGTGTTTTCCATTAGATTGTCCTGTATGATTTCCAATTGCATGTGGTGACGCCCCCGGTCTCCACGATCCGGCTGGCGATGCTTTCTCCGATTGAGGCGAGGAAGTTCTCTCGTGTCTGGTTTGAGATCAACAACGTGTCTCGCTGCGCCCCGTACCGTTTGTCGACGAGGTGGGTCAGAAGCCTATCCTCCCACGGCGTCTCGCCCCGCTCCTGCATTTCGTCGAGGATCAGGAGCCCCGGGGCGGTGTACTGCTCGATGATCTGTTTCTCGGAATTGCCCTTCTCCCGGAAGCCTTCTTTGATATCGAGGAAGAACCCCATCGCCGTCGAATAGAATGGCCTCTTCCCGACCTTTGCGGCGGCTTTGGCTATCTGCACCGCCAACTGGGTCTTTCCGGTGCCTCTGGGGCCGATTACGCCAAGGATGAATCCGGTGCCGACCTGCTCGGTGATGCTGGCCAGCAACTCGAGCCACGGTGCCCCGGTCAATTCCTTCGGCGTTGCGTTGCGATGCCGGGGCGGGAGGTTGGCTTTGGACAGGTACTCACGCGCCTTCTCCGCTGCTTTCTGCGCCTTGGCCTCCCGCTCGCGCAATTCGATTTCCTCGGCTGAGAATGTCTGGAACTTCAAGTTGCTCAGCAAACTCTCGATTTCGTTTTTCGGCTCTGTGGTCATTTTTCTGTGCGGTTGCGGTGGCGACCGGGAACGCTCCCTGCCACCCGTTTGCCATGGCTGTGTCGAACCCCCGGATGGCTGCGTCTATGCCAACCTCGAGGGCTTTCCGGAACGCCGCCGGGGCGCTGGCCGGGTTGAGTGGTTTCTTGATGCTCTGACGGTAGCTGATCCAGTTCGTCCATGCCCGCCGGAAGTCCGGGGTATCCAGCTCCGGCGGCAGATCTGCAAACCAATCCCCGCCAGCCGCGCCAGCGGCTTTCCCCCGCTTGCGGGGGGTTAGGGGGGATAATACTGGTTCTTGGTTATTGGTTATTGGTTCTTGGTTGCCTTTCCATGTGGTTTCCGCTGGCAACCCATTCGGAACCGACTGGAAACCCACTGGGTTTTGCTGGGTTGTTTTGTTGCCGGGAGGTCTGCCTCCCTTTTTCCCGTTGGCCCGGTTCTTCTCCGCATGCGCAACGTACTCAGCGACAAGTTTGTCGGCTTTTGCGTTGTGCCACCCATCCTCTTTTGAAACAAAGAAATCACGCAGCACAGCCTCGAGAACCTCCAAACCGACCCGTAACCGTCTGGCAACCCAGTGGGTTTCCAGTGGGATTGGTTGCTGCGTGTCGTAGTACATGTCGAGCAGGCGCCGATAGCACAGGTCTTCCTCGTTCGATAAGTGAGCGGTGGCGCCCCTGTAATCTCCGATGTGGAAGGAGTAGTAGTTCATTTGTCCCGGTGCTTCGCCCAGCGTGCGGCTGACGCCCTTTGGTAGTGCTCCGTCGACCGTCTCTTGGCCGCACCCTTGCCAGCAGCGCCACCCAAAGCTCCGAGGGCAACTGCGTGCGGATTCTTTGCAGCGTCAGGCCGATTCGGCTCCGGACGCGGTTTGATAGGATTCATCGATGTTGAAAATAGAAACTGAGATTGATGGCTGCTCACCCTTCGCGGCGTAAACCTTTTGGATGAGCGCGTGGCAGATCTGGCCGTCGTCCTTCCAGAAGCCTGCAAGGGCATCCTGCAGCCCTTTGACCAGATTGTCGTAGTCAGGACGGGCGTCCATCCAGAGGCGCCCTTCCGGGTCTTTCTTGCGCTGCAGTCGCTGGGGCCGGACCATAACAAAGAGCACCTCAATGCCGATTGGCCCGGACAGCGCCTCCTTTGGCGCGTGCTGCCTCGAGAAAAGGCGAATCAGGTCCAGATACCGAGTGGTGCGAGCGTCCTTGAAGAACCGGGGCGTGCCCTTCCTCTTGTCGAAGAACATCCGCTTGCCGCCCGTCTGCACGGGCTGCGCCTCAATCGGTATCTGGAACGTGATCCTCATGCCTAGAACGGGATGTCGTCGTCGGCCAGTTGCTCCTCGATGGGAGCGTTCGCGTACACCGTCGGGCGCGGGCGCTGCTGCACTGGCGCAGGGGCCGCCGCCCGGGGCGCTGGGGCTGGCTGCGCGCCTCCAGACTCAGCTTTAATGCTCTGGGAGATGGCGCGCATCTTCCGGGCGAGGTTGCTGATCTTGCTGTTGTCGAGTAGCGCCACCTCGCGGACCTTGTCCGGGTCGTTAAGCCAAGCCACCTCGAAGATGGGATCCCCGGCCTTGGTGGTGCGTAGCGTGCGACCGCCGTGCTCGTTGGCCTTTGTGGCCTGCTCCACGGTGATCAGGACCGGGCGCCCCTCGAGGAAGCTGCCATCCCCGGCAGCGAGCAACTCGAACCAGTTCACGGGAACCTTCAGGGCTTCCATGAGCATGCGGGTGGTCCGGTCGATGACCTTGTCTGTGTTCAAGAACCCGTTCCAAGTGATCTGGGCGCCCCCTTGGGCTGGATCCTCGTGATCGATGACAAGCGGGATCCGAACGAACTCGGCGCCGTTGTCTGTCTGCGATAGCCAGCCACCAGTGGTGGGGCGTTCAACGTATGCCCGGTAGCGCCCGGGCTGAGATACATACTTCATGGTTTTTTACTGTTTGGACTGCAGCTTGATGATGCCAGCTTTGATCCGATCCCCCGGGATCGTCTCGAGTGGCGTTTTGGTGTACCGCGCTTTCTCCTCAGGGGACAGCTTTGCCGTTTCCAGCAAGGCGCGGAACTGTTCGCGCAGGCGGGCCGGGGAGTTTTCCTCAACCGCTGCAGCAAAGGCTTCGTATGACAGGTCCAGAACCTCGGGCAGGTTCAGCCTGTTCTTGGCGTCCCACCCGGGGCTCCAAGTGGTCTGAATGATGCGACCGCCGCCCACCGTCTTCTCGGTGCGGCTGCCCGCCGTCTTGGTCTTGAAGACCTCGTAGGTGGCAAAGAGACAGGCGTCGGGCCATTCCCGGAGGATCCCGGTGAAACCTTTGTGTCCCTTCATTTCGTACCGCTCCCAAGCGTCCCCGCCCGGGGCGGTGAACGTCTTGATCTGGACGTGGCTCAAAAGGATGATCCCGACCTTCTGGCGCTCGCGGAGAGTGTCGAGCTTGTTGAGCAGCAGGCTCAACTCGAACTCGGCCACCTTGTATCCCTTGCCGAAGCCGTAGCCCTCGATGTTGGGCTGCCCGTCCCGCTTGGAGACGTACGAATGGATCGAACGCTCAAGCCAGTCGGTCGTATCGATTGCCAGCGTCTTGAACTCACCAGCGTCCTTTGTGAGTTCGTCGACCGTCGCGACGACGTCGGTGTAGGACTCAGGCGTGAGCCGGGCAACGTGGTCGAGCCCGGTGAGCCCTTGTTCCTGCGAGATGAACAGCGGCGCCGGGGCGCTGGCTGCGAAAGTCGATTTGCCGATACCCTCCGGGCCGGAGAGGAGGACGCGGGGCGGCAGGGATTCCCCGCCGCGTTTGATTTTGCTGAGTATGCTCATTGGATTGATTTTTACTGATTGATGACGAAGTGACGGAGGAACTCCTCTGCCGCCGCGTGGAACCCGCTCCCAAGAGCGAGCGCCTCGTCGGCTTCTCCCAACCTACGGGTAGGCTGTTCGTACCGGAGAAAGTGATACCTGCTGCACTTGCGCAGTGCGCTCAGGCGTGAGTTGGTCAGGAAGCCCTTGTCACCTTCCTTGGTCTCCAGTTCGCCGTGCGCATTCGATGCGCCGACCAGCCGATACCGGATGTTGTCTACCGTGGCGCGGCCTGCGCAGAGGTCGAAGAATTCGCAGGTGCCGAACGCGCTGCATGCCGAGGGATTCCGGGGCCACAGGTTGCGCTTCCGAAAGTACAGCAACTGCTGGGACATCGCCCATGCGTCGTTCATGTACTCGAGGAGATCGCTGTCGGTGCGCCCGACCTCCCGAACGGCGAAGTAATCCTCAGGCCGGGACGTAATCTCGGTCAGTGTACGGGACGACAGCTCCTCGAAAGTCTCCGGGC